TTAAACCTCGATTTCATAGGTTGGTAAATCAGGGGCGGGCCCAATGATAGCACCACTCTGATAGAACGCCTTCTGGCCGATAGCCACCCCTCCCCCTCGCACGATCACCACACCCCCGCCCGGGGTCTCCAGTGTGGTACTGGTGCCCGTCGTTGCGGTGACGGTACCGACCAGCAGCGGGTCGGCACCGGGGATCAGCTCCTGGAACTGCTTGAACAGGTTCATACAAATCGCTCCACACTCAGTTGCTGGCGTACCGTCATAGCCCGATCCTGCAATTCAACCGCGACCCTGACGCCTCGGTTAAAACCCTTCCAGCCATCCACCGCGAGCAACGCCCCGGGCAGGATGAGACCCGTATCGGCAGACAACGGCAGGGCGATGGTCTGGGTGCGCTTCGGCATGGTCTTGGCCAGCCCCACCACCCCTTGGGCGCGGGCCGCCACCACATCACACACCAGCGGGTGGGTGATGGCTGGTGCCTGTCGCTCCCCTGCCGTGCCCTGTCGCAGCACTCGTCCATTGATGCCCTGATGGCCACCACTCACAAAGATGCCGTTCGCCGCCTGCCCCGGCTGGAAGTCGCTGCCCAGCGTCGTGATGATGGCGCGGGGGATGGCCACGTCGGCCAGCGCCCCGTCGAGCTGCCAGGGTACGGTCGGATAGCGCGGCTTGATGACCAGGTGCCGATCGCGCTGGTGCGGCAGCACGAACCCACCAGCCGCCTCAGCCAGGTACTTGATCGCCTCGATGGGGGTCTGGCTGTCCAGGCTGAAGAAGCCGCCAGGGACCAGCCAATCCGGCGCCTGCCAGTCCAGGGTCCAGCCGAACGGCAGCAGGGCCTGCGCCAACTGGGCCATGGTGGCCACCCCGCTCTCGCTCACCGATTGAGCCAATACATGGGTCGGCGACAGGTAGGCGGTGCGAGAGCGCCCGGTGAGGGTCGCCGATTGCCGGCCAAAACTCTGGCTCGACTGCCAGCCATCGCACACGCAGTCCCACTGCTGGCCGTTGACATGGATGCTCACCTCCTCATCGTCCGTCATTTCGGCCGCCGCGATGCGCGGGATCTGGGCCGTGAACTGCCAGGCCCAGGAGTCGGTATCGAGCTCGATGCTCAGCGAGGTGGCGGGAATGTCGATCCCGTCCCTGACCCGCACAATGCTTGCTGCGTTGCTCACCAGGTAAACCCTCCGGGTTGGTATAACGATATGGGCCTGACCGAACCAGACGAACTCCAGCCGGGCATCGGCCCGTTGCCGGCCAAAGACCAGCACCTTGGTGCGTTTGTCTGGCCGCTCCGGCTTGACGGGCGGCTTGGGCGGCGGGCTGGTCCCCCAGGGGGGCTGCATCGCCTCCTCCCACCTGTCCAGCCAGCCCTTGTGCAGGGGCAGGCCAAGCTGCCATTGCTGGCGGCCCAGGGTGAATCCTTGCGGGGCCCCCTGCTGCCAGTGGTCTGCCTGCCACACCTTGTCCTGGCGCGGCGGGTTGCGATACCCGTTCACCTGCCAGCGGCTGACCGGGGCACCCTCGACCCAGAGCGAGCGGGTGACGACATGACCTGGCGGCAGGCTGTCGAACCCCTGGCCATGGCTCGCCCCCAGCGGCAGGGCCTCGTCAAACAGCCCTCGCACCGATTCATGGTGACGCGGCAGTTGTTCACTGAGATCCACCACCACCGCCATCAGGGGCCCGGCCTCCTGCCAGTCTCCTGAACAGGTCGCTGGGGTCAGGGCGGGCCGTTGCCAGTCGCTGGCCACCGCCGTGGTCACCAGGGCGGCCCTGTCCCAATCCCCTGCGCTGATGTGGCTCGGGCCCCTGAATACGTTGATGTCATAGCCCGCCTTGAAGTCGTGCAGCGTCGCCCGGGTGGTGCTGGCCAGGGTTGCCTCGATGACCACGGTGGCACTGATGGCGGGCACCGGCGCCGCCAGTTCGGCGGTCAGGTGACCGGGATGGACCAGTCCGGCCGAGGTGGCCAGCACCGGCGCGGTGCTCTGCCCCTGCAGCGCGGCGGGCAGCACCAACCCCGGCGAGCAGGCCAGGCTGGGCGGCAGGCTGGTGCCCTGCAATACGGCCACGTAGCGCACCACCAGGAGCGGGTTCAGCTCCAGGGCGGCGGTGGCCTTGCGGGCCTTGCGCAGTTCAAGCCGGGCGTCTGTTCTGGCCATGCTGACCTCGTGGCTCAGGGGGAGCGGTTAGGGTTCGGTGCTTATGGTTCTGTGATGGTGGCGCTGTTGATGCGCACCATGGCGCCGGTGAACAGCTCGGTGGCGGGGATCTCGATGTCGGCACCGATACCGGGCGGCCCCACTTCCAGATCCGCCACAAAGTCGCCGTCCCGGTTGGCGATGCGTCCCCAGGCGTGGATCCCGCTGGCAGTTGCCATCTGCTCGGCTAGGGGCTTGAGGGTCAGCACCCCGCCCGTCACGCTCTGGGCGCAGGGGTGGGGGAACTGCAGCGCCACCAATAGCACCTGGGTGGTGATGGCCGCCCCGGGGGCGGGCCTTGGGCCGGTGTAGATCTTGAGGGTCGCGGCGCCCGCGCTGCCCTCGTCGATGGCAGCCGCCAGCAGCTGGGCGCGGCTGGTGCGCAGGGCATCAGAGAAAACGAGCATATCAACCTCCGCAGGTCATGCGGCCCGGTCAGACCAGGCCGACCCCCTCACCGGGGGCGTAGGGGGTGGGGAGCTGGTAGTCGGCCGCCACGGCGTTGTAATCGGCTGGGCCGAAGGCGGGATCGTCCTGGGCGACCAGCATGTAACGCCGGTTGAGCCAAAGGTTGTCGAACCGGTACTTGCCATCACCTGCCCGGCTCATGGTCTCGGCGACCAGATCCCCCGACTGGGTGAGGCAGAGCACCCTCCGCCTGACGCCCTCCCCGTCGATGGTGACCGTACTCTCGATGTAGCCCATGCCTCGGCTGCGACCATCCGGGGTGATCATCATGAGGCCGTCATAGGCAACCAGCTGGGGTGCCGTGGGCAACACCGGATAAATTGGCTGACCCTGGGGGCCAAACGAGGGGTTGGCTTGCTCGCGGGTTTCCTGGTTGCCCCAGGTAGTGGCCATAGGCACCGCTTTCAACTCGGGCGGGCCGAGCAGAAAACCCAGGCGGGCAGTGATCTCGGTCTGGGTCAGCGGCCTATCGTAGATAGCCATATCGCTGATTTGTCCGTTGCCGCCACCTGCACCAATCGCACCGTTGTAGTAAAAGGCGCCGACCGTCAGATATAACCCTGCCGTCTGCATGAACACATCGAACGGCACCTGCATAGCCGTATCCTTCACCCCGTCGATATAAACCTCTGTGACCGTTCCCGCTGCGTTCAACTGGACAACGAAGTGGTGGGGGTTATAAGCCAGCTCCTCCCAGGAATGAACCAAGGATTTGTAAAAGGTATTGCCCCCTGCTGGGCTGATGGACTGGTAAGAACAGACCCCCACCGAGTTGCCATACAGCAGGACATAGCGGTAGTTAAACCCAGCCGTCGGCTGATTGAGACCGAACACAGCGCTGTAGTCGGTCCCCTTTGCCCCAGCTAGACGAAATACCCCCTCCACGGCCCTGATCTTGGGTAACGTAGACTGATCTATCCGCAGGGTAGCGCCGCTATCAGGGGTCTTTATGGATGTGTGCCCATCGCTGGTCATGGGAGCCTGTCCGTACCCCGGCGCCCCGACAGCCGTCAGATGACGGCCGTTGCCACTTTGGTCGGTATGGTCTGTCAGTGGCCAATAGGCGAGCAGGCCGCTGGCGCCCTTGATGGTGTCAGAAAGGGTCGCCATGACTACCTCCAGGGCCCAGTGATGTCAAAACCTACTAGCGTAGGGCCAGAGCCAAAGCTGCTTTCGGCAAAGGTGACCCGCCAGAAACGCACGGCGCGCCCGGCCAGGGATGGCAAGGCATTGAAGTTCTTGCTGGCATATGCGGCAATGTCCGAATAGGGATTGATCAGCCCCGGCAGATAACCCCGCAGTGCCGAACTGACTGACTCCATCACCATGGTGGGGTCCGTCGCCAAATAGAAACCATTATCGGCTGGGTTAGGCAACGGGAGACCGGTCCCCATCCGAGAAAACAAGCCGATGGTTTGCCAGCTTACGGTGCCAAAAACCTGGTGATATGCACGCGCCAGATAACGGTCAACGGTATTCAAGTGAGTTGCAAAAAAATTGTAGTATGAGCTGTTAGAAACACCGTACACAGCCCATGAACGGTTAACGTCAGCGGCGCTCGTCCCCCGGTACGTGTTTAAGATGCAGTGGTAGCGATCCCCCGGGCGCACCGAATTGATATAGCCAAAGGTGTAGATGGCTTGAAGATTGCCAAGGGCATAGGCAGGGGCGAAATAAAACAGCAGATTGTCCCCCACCAGATCCCAACGCTTGTCACTGTAACGCCCGGTCGCGGGCCAGCGGTGCTCTATGATCAGGGTGTAGGTATCGAGATCTGCCACATCCTCGACCATTGCCACCTTGGCCAAGTAACCAGTATTCCCCGACCCGGATGACCAGCCTGAAAACGCCGAGTTTTCAATGCGCAGACTGACTGGGTAGGCATCGACCGACTCGGGGCTGCGCACGATGAAAACCTGGCCGTTGGCGCTCTCATGGGTAATAACCCAACCCAGCCCGGGGATCTTGATGCTGATGGTGCCGGTGGCGCTGCTGCCCGGATTGCCACCATCCAGTTCAAACCAAACCTTGGTGGCACTGACCTTCATGACCCTGTGCTCACCGTTATACCCCGAAGGGCTGGCGCCATTGATGGCGATCACCGAATCTTTCAGGTAGCTGTGGCCTGCGTCAATGGTGGCCACCGCCCAGCCCAATGCCGCATCCCAGCTCAGGCTGTTGACGGTCAGATTACCGAAACCGGTCACCAGCACCGCCTTGAGTAGGCTCGCCAACGCGCCTTCGGTTGTATCACCCAGACTCGGCGCACCCTGCATCGCATTGCTATACCATTTCACCGGAAAAGCCATGGTGTTCTCCTGATAGAGTTGGGTGGGCAATCTGCCCCACCCGGTTAACGGTTGACGTTGCCGCGCAGTTGCAGCTCGAACTTGTCAGTCTCTTGCGCCGCCACCGACTGCAGGATGGTGCGGATCACCCAGAGCGGATAGGCCGCCGCCTGGGTGGTGAAGCGCAGCACGTTGCCACTCGACCAGCCCGCCCCCCAGCCCCGGTGATCCAGCCGGAAATAGGGCTGGCCGTTGTTGGGGTTGATAGGGGCCAGGTCGGTGTTCACGTCCCCCACCGCTATCTGGCCCACATGCTCCCCGACCAGCACAAAGTTGGTTGGGGAGTTGAAGATGATGGCCCAGCGCTCCTGCAGGGTGGCGCGGTTGGTGACCTGGATCGGGTAGTCGGTGTCGTTGTACTGCGCCGTGGACTGGTCGCCGATGAGGTAATCAGACCAGACATTGGTCCAACTCTTCTGATCGAACAGGCCGGTATAGCGGGCCCACAAGTCGCCGATGATGAGCGCACTGGACACCAGGGTGTCGGCAGCGTCATAGGCGTGGGACAACGGCCTGGCCAGTCTGAGCCTGCCCGAGATCTCCACGTCGCTGACCAGGCTCATGTCCTCGATGCGGTGCACCACGTAGAGGGGTTCGGCGTAACCGGTCAGGTTCAAGGGGCTGGCCAAGGTCACCACGCCGCTGTCCAGGTTGACGCTATAGAGCGCCTGGGCGAGCTGCTTGCCGTCCTTGTCCTCCACATGGGCATGGGCCAGCCGTTCGCGGCCGGTGTTGAGCTGCTGCCCGGCACTGACACCCATGGGGAAGGCCGACTTGCGGGTGCTGTGCACCACCACGATGTTGCCGGTGCGGATGAAGGGCACCCTGCCATCGGACGGCAGGCGCACCGGATCCAGCCCGATGATGTCGGCATCGAGCGGCAGATAGCTGAACACCACGCAGTTGAACCGAATGGTGTCGGCCACCACGCTGAGCGGGCGCCAGATCTTGCCATCCTCCCCCACCTGCTCGGCGTCATACCAGGGCTGCCCCTCGTTACCGGCGGCCGTGACCTTGCGGCCAAAGCGCACCCACACCACCCCGGTCTGGTAGTTCACCCGGCCATCCATGTCGGTGGTGGTGAAATAGCCGTCCCCGTCTGCCGTCGCCTCGATGCGCCGCCCGGTGGCGGTGTTGGCGGCGATGTAGAGGCTGCCCGGGGCCACCGGGGCGCCCGGGGTGCGGAAGGTCACCGCATCCACCGACTGGACGCTGAACGAGGTAGCCAGGGACTGCAGCGACGGCTGGGCACCCTGCCCGGCCGCCCAGTCGGCCAGCACCGCCAGCCCGTTGCTGTAGTCGATGGTCCCCGCCTGGATGCCGGCACCGGTCTCCGGGTCCGGGTTGCGGTAGAGCAACCCCTGGCGGTCCACGTAGGTCGAACCGCCTAAGGTGAAGCGCATTGAGCCCTCCAGGATCGCCTCGGCATAGCCCGGGGTCACGTCGATCCGCAGCGCCTGGGCGGTGAGGGTGGCATTCTGCGCCTGGGCGCTGTTGTTGTTGCGGTAGGTCACATCGACCCAGCCCCCCTCGCCATCGGGGAAGGTGTAGGCGGTGTTGATGTACTGGAAGCCCGTCAGGGTCCAGCGCATGTCGGTGTACCAGGTGCCCGTCACCGGGTCCTGGTGGCTGCCCGCCGGCACCCAGGCATAGGTCGGTTCTGGCAGCAGGGCGGTGCCGTCCGGCATGAAATGCAGGGTGCCGGCGCCGTAGTCGATGGCGCCCAGCACATTGCCGCTGGCGTCTTTCAGGTTGCCCTGACCATCGTCCTGCAGCGTGATGATGGGGTCCTTCTTCTCGATGGAGAGGATCCGCTCATCGGCCGCCACGATGTTGTAAAGCGCGTTGAACTTCACCCGCACCGACCCCGGGGTGAGGTTGAGCGCCCCGCCGCCGTCACCGTCCAGAGTGATGGAGAGGTGACCCACCTGGCCGGGAGTGCTCAGGCGCCCAGGCTCGATATGGCGCTCGGTCACCGGCTCCCCATACTGGTACTGGGCCACGTACTCCTGGCCCAACGCCGGCAGGGTGATGTGCTCCAGATCGATGATGCCCTCGGCATAGTCGATGGTGCCGGTGATGTCGCCCCGGATCCGCCCATCCCCCACCGCATCGTTGGCGGTCTTGCCCGCGCCCCAGGTCAGGATCAGGCTCTTGGGCGTGATGCCGGTGTGGGGCAGCTGCCAGGCGCTCTTGCTGATGCTGATGGCCTGGCCGCTGCGGTTGGTGTAGTTGACCGGGGTGGCCCAGCTGAACAGGATGGAGGTATCCACGTCCGGCAGCGCCCCCAGGGTCAGCATGACCGAGCCGGTGGCCAGATTGACCACACCGGACCCGTAGGACCTGTCTGCCCCGAACAGCTCGCCCCGGCCGTTGTCCTTCAAGTCGTACCATTTGCCTTGCGCCATGAACGACACCGTCAGGGTGCCCGGCGCCGGGGTCGGCATCAGGGTGATGGTGTAGGCATAGCCCCGGTTGTTGGCCTTGATCTCGATCTGGGCCGTGTCGGCGATGCGCGACGGACGCGACGCTGGCCAGAACGCGATCGTCTTGCTCGCGCCGCCGTAGTTCGGGCACTGGGCGTTGAACTCCAGCTGGCCACGGCCGTAGTTGATGGCACCGATGACCGACCCCGCCACCACCAACTCACCGCCCTTGTCGGTGATGGTCGCCGCGCCGATGGCGATGGTCAGGGTGCCCGGCTTCACGCCGGTCCCGAGGAACAGCCCACGGCTAGGGGCGATGCTGGCCACGGTCGAGAAGGTGACCAGGGCCTGCCCGGAATCCACCAGGCTGGCCAGCTCGCCGGCCGCCGTCAGATCCACCGCCGGAGTTTCGCTCCTGGCCGCCGGCACCAACTGGGTGAAGATGGTCTTTGCCTTCACCTGCATGGCCCCGAACGCCGCATTTTCTGTAAGCTTGGTGGTGGCGAAGTAGTTGGCCGCATCGGCCACCACGGTTTCGCGCAGGGCGGTCTTGACGTTGGTCACCACGTCATAGGGGGTCGGTTGCTCCCCCTCGAAGGTGTAACGCAGCGGATCTGCCAGCTTGCAAGTCACCACGTTGCGGGTGAACTCGGGCACTCCGGGGATCTGGAACTTGGCCAGTTGCTGGGTCACTTCCAGCACGCGCACATACTGCTCGAACTCGCCCGCCTTGCCCTCGTTGCCGACCAGCACCAGGGTCTCCCCCACCTCCGGCAGGCGCACCTCGACCCGCTGGAAGAAGCGGATCGCCCGCTGCCCTTCCAGTTGGGTGTCGTACAGGAAGCCGCGCCACTTGGGCCCACGGGCCAGGTAGCGCTCCAGCACGTCGCGGGCAGCGTCCCGAGTGTCGTGGTGATCCTCGGTGCTCATCAGACACAGGCCCACGTTCGGGTCGCTCGGCGGCAGCAGCACAGTGGTGTTGGCGCCGTAATAGGTGTCGGTGTCGTCGGTCTGCACCGTCAGGAACGCCTTGCGCAGGTTGACCACTCCATAGGCGCGGTCAAGATCGCTGACATCAGGAAACAGGCTGTTGTGCGCGCCGCTGACGATCTCGCGACCGGTGACCCGGCCGCCGCCATCAGGGGTATCCGTCAGCCGCTGGCTAGCCAGCAGCTTGATGTCGTCGGAAAGAATGGTCATCGGATCACCTCGGTGAAGTTAAGGGTCAAGGCATAGGGCTCGCCCGCCTCGGGGTCGGCCATGTCGATCAACGGGGTGGCTACCACACCGGGCCTGCGCCAGAACACTTCCCGCTGCAGTCCATCCAACAGGGTCAGCGTCAGGAGCTGGGCCACCTGGGCCTCCAGCACCTTGAGCGACAACACGGTGGCGCGGGGGCAATGACCCACCAGGGTGATGGGGCGCCCTTCCGGTTTATCCGTCTCCTCGACCAGGAGAGCCCCCGTGAGGGTTGGCGTGACCACTTGCTCGACGGGAGCCCAGTCGAACTCGTCACGCCAGATGAGATCATCGGGCAGGAGCAGCCCGTTTAAGGTGACGTTCATGAGCGCAGTCCCTGCTGTTTAAGGATGTTGATAAAGGCGGCGGCATTGGCCTCATCGGCCTGCACCTCGGCCTTGGCACCGTTCGGTGCACGCAGCTCGATGATGATCCGCTGGGGCAGCCTCTGGTTGAACGAGGTCTGAGGGAGGCTGGATGGTTCGGCTTGGCTTGAGGTCGATGCGGGGGCTTGCGCCTTCTGTGCCTCTTTCGCCTGGGCCTTGTTCAGTTCCTGCAGGAGCTTGGTGCGCATGACCTCCATCTCCTTCTGGAACTTCTCGCCGTAATACTTGCTCCATTCGCTATAGGCCGGAATGTCCCTGACCTTCTGGCTGTAACGGGCCAGTTCTTCCTCCACGCCCGCGAGGGTGTTGGCCAGGGCATCGGCGTTACCGCGCAGGTTGTTGATATCCACGGTCTTGTAAAAGAAAGATCCGCCACCCACGGTACGGGTCACCTCCCCCCGGCCACTGCCCGCACCGCCCCCGCCTCCTGCCGACGCCACGGCGTTGCCGGTCTGCTGCGCCTCATCCTGTACGCCGCGAAGGCCCGAGCGCATGGCATCGGTGGCACTCTTGGCCTTGGCGGCCGCCGTATCGAAGCCATCGCCGATCGCCGCCACGGCCTGTTTGGCATCGCCGCTGCCCCCCTTCACCTTGCTCATGGCGTCGGCCGCGATGGCCATGGAGCGGGTGATGCCATCCCCGGTGAGCTGGCCCTGCTTGGTCATCGCCTGCATGCGCTCGATCACCGCGTCGATCTCGGCCTTGTTCTTCGCCTGGTTGAATGCGGCCGCCAGGTACTCTTCACAGGCCGCAGAGCTGGATCCGCTGTGCTGCACCAGGGTATCCAGGGCGCCGAGGGTCTCCTTGAAGCTCTCACCGATACGGCCATTGGCCCGCTCGAAGTCCAGCCCCAGGGTTTCGGCTGCCTTGCCCAGGGTGGCGGGGATCTCTGCCGCCGTTTTCTTGGCCACGGCATTGATTTCATCCATGTAATCTCGGGTCTGCTTGGCCTCGGAGCCGAGCTCTTGGACGGCGGCGGCCCCTTGTCGCCAACTGCCGGTGGCCTCGTCGTAATGGACCTTGCCCTCGGCGACCAGGCGGTCGAGATCCGCCATGCTGGTGATGGCCACACCCAGTTCGGTAGAGAGAGCAGCCAACTGGCCATTGAGCTGGGCCTGGGTTTGCGATCGCAAGCCCTGCGCCTCTCTAAGGGCCAGCTCGGCTTGTACCCATTGGCGCAGGGCGTTGGCGAACTGGGTGATCTGGATGATGGATTCCACCGTCACGGCGGCCAGCACAGCCTTGAGGGCCATGCCCAGCGCCCGCACGCCGATGGCAGCACCGGCCGCCGCAGTACCTGCTGTGGTCATGCCGCCTGCAGCGGTCGCCGTGGCTACTGGCAGCGCGACAAACTGGCCATAAAGTCCGCGCAGTTCGACTATCCAGCCGGCGATTTTCAGGCCATACCAGGCCTGAGCCATCACCAGCAGGGCATCCCGCCAGGCATAGACGGTCTGGATAAAGGCCTTGATGGACTCCCCAAGCCCGACGATGCCATCGGAGAGGCGCTTTGCCCACGCCTGCAGGCGGCCATCCTGGGCCATCTGGTCGAATTCACGGTTCAGGCTGGCCAGTTGGTTCTTGAGCCAGGTCAGCGCCCCGTTCTCCGCCACCATGCGGTAGAACTTGGCCAGGTTGTCCTGGGCGTTGGAGATAAGCCCCGAGAGCAGGCTCATGTTGTTGGCCGCCGCCCCGCTCGACTGGGCGGCGATCTCGTTCATCAGCGCCTGGATGGTGTCACGGCCGAGCTTGCCGGCTTCCGAGAGCTTCTGCAGCTCGGCGGTGTTCTTGCCGGTGACCTGCTCCAGCAGTTGCCACACCGGCACCCCGCGCTCGATCATCTGCAGGATCTCTTCCCCCTGCAGCTTCTGCTTGGCCCAGGCCTGACCGAGCGCCAGCGAGATGCCCTGCACCTCCTCGAACCCGCCGCCGAGCTTGTAGGCCTGATCGACGATGCCCTGCATGGCGCCGTTCATAGGGTCGATGCCAAAGGCCTTGAGGCGCACGAAGACCTGGGTCACCTCGTCGAGCTGCAGCGGGGTGTTCTTGGCGAAGTCCTGGATCCAGGCGGAGGCCTCTTTGCCGCCGGCAATCGACCCAATCACCGCCTTGAGCTGCACGCTGAGGCGCTCGGCCTGATCGCCGGTTTGGAACATGGCCATCAGCTGGGTGGTGAGGGTCTGGATCCCGAACCAGGTACCTGCCATGGCCACCAGGCGGCCGGTCAGGCTACCGATGGCCCCCTGGAACCCGCCAGCGCCTTGCCCCCCCTGCACCAGGGAGCGCCCCAGCCGCTCGGTCTGGGCCGCGCTCTCGCGCAGCTCCCGCTGCAGGCGTTGCTGTTCCTGGGCAAGGTTGTGGGTACCAAGCCCGGCTTGGGAGAGGCCAGCATGCAGGCGGCTATGGCTGGCAGCCTGGGCGACCAGTTGGCGCTCCAGTTGCTTGACCTCGGAGGCCAGCAACCGTTCCTGGTCGGTGAGCTGGCGGGCGCTGCTTGCCGCCCCCTGCTGCTCGCGGCGCAGTTCGGCCAGCTTGTCACGGGAAAGTACGGTAGCCAGTTCGAGCTGGGTCAGGGCACGGCCGCTGGCCTCAAACTGGGCGATCAGGTCACGCTGCTGGGTCAATCCTTCCAGGGTTTGCGCCAGGTGCTCGGTCTCGGCGGCCGTCTCGTCTGAGATAGGGCCCAGCTCCTGCACCTGCCCCGCCAGCGCGACCAGGTCCTCGCGGCCGGTGACCTTGGCCGCCAGCTCCAGAGCGAGTTTCAGAGTGGAAGAGGTGGACATGGGGCATTCCTGAGAGATTCAGATATGCCCCATAGTAAAGAGATGGCAAAATAGGTGGGTTTATGACCTCTTACAGCAGATTGGAGTAATGCTTATGATGCATAGCAATCAAATAAACATAAATTTCTTCACCGCTAGTGTATTAACAATTACATCATTCATTATTCTTGTTCTCGCTTTCGCCCCCTTTATTTTTGAATTTGCCGAGCATGACTCGTTTGAAAAATACCAACTATGGGCAGATTACGGTGGATACCTCGGCGGAACTCTTGGACCAGCTCTTTCAGTAATTGCATTCATCGTTATTTGTCGAACTTATCTGCTACAACAGTCTCAGCATGAATTCAATGAAAAACAAGCATCAATCAACCTTCTTAACGAGCAAATTAACTTCACATCTAATGCGCTAGATGACCGGCTGAATCGGCCCTACGAACACAATAACAAAATCAAAACACTACAATATATACTCCGTGATCAGTTCATGACAGGCATAATGGGAGGAACATTCTATAATGGTGAGAATAACATTAATGAAATAGTCATCGAGGATGCCATAAGAGAAGTTGAGTCGTTGTTGGAACTATTGACGATATACATTGAAAAACAGAAAAAAATCACCAATGATGAGTATGAATTCACACTTGTAAATCGAAGATTCGCATCAACAATAAGCTATATTGAAGCGAATAAAACACTTAAAAGTCGCCAAAGTAAAATTATGTGAGCATTATAGAGTCCCGATTTTTTGATATCCCCATAGTAAAAATGGCGCGTTGAGGGATTTATGGAGAATTACTGTTGAACTCGGTGAGTAGAGAATACTCACAGCTAGGGGGATTGCATGAAAAACTGTTCAATTATAATTGTTGTCTTAGGCCTGATAACCGTTGGCGTCATGGTCGGTTTAGTTATTTCTGAAGATAATATCTCATATACATCTGCACTTTCAGCCATCGCTGCGATAAGCCAAGCTTTTATCGGCGGACTCACACTAATCGTAGCATTTGGTGCCTACAAATCATGGCAGCGCCAGTTGTTATATCCACGATATATTGATTCTATGAACTCATTGTACGATGAGTTTTACAACATCATTCAAAAAACTGAAAGCTATCTGTACATGGAGATTGAAGAATTAGAATCAATCGTTGGTGAACTGGAGCCATATTATCATCACTTTAAAAAATACGTAGCCATCATAAATAAAAACGAATTTATCATTAGGCGATTCGCACCAGAGAGTACTGTGGAGTTTATTATGTGGGATACTGTTTACGACAGTGTAACAATGCATGTAAGCCGCATATATAATGCAAAAAAAGAAAATGACTTTCAAAAAGCAAAGAGTGAGTATCATAATCTTCTATATTATGCTAACGAGTATCGTCAATATCATGATGCAGGTCTGCCGTAATAGAGACTGAATAACTAATACTAGAAACGGCGGGTCTCCCCGCCGTTTCTTATTCTCCACCCTTACACCGTCTCCGGCCGGTCCACATAGAAGGGAGCTGCTTCGCCATCCAGGGCCAGCAGCTCCCCTTCCAGCTCGATCTCGATGGGTTTGTCGCTGAGGAAGTCCACCGCCTTCTTGGGGGCCAGGCTGGCGCGGGGCACCGTCAGCAGGATGGACTCCCCGCCGATCACACTGCGACCATCCAGGATCAGCTTCGCCTTCACCTCCGGCTGTACGTTGCCGGCGATGCGGGTGCCGGTGATGGCGTTGTAGCTGGCGCTGACGGTCACCGGCCCACCATCAGCCACCGCCCCCGCCTTGGTGGCCCGCAGCAGCCCCAGGGCATAGTTGATTTCGAAGTCGGTACCCAGCACCAAAGAGGTGGCCCCCTCCTTCACCACCAGGCCGGTGGCCGAGAGGTTGGTCTTGCCCAGGCTCACCCACTTGGGGTGCGCCAGCAGGGTCACCGGCACTTCGGTCAGCGTCCCCGCCCCCTGGTTGATGGGGCTCTCCAGCCCCATAAAGGCGGCGGCCAGCAGCACCGGCGGGATCTCACTGGTCTTGATGTTGACCGTGGCGGGCTTGGGCACGAAGTAGCTCTCCCGCGCCTGGCCCAGCTTGTGCTTGCGCTTGCTCGGGATACTGATCTTCTCGCTGTCCGGTTTGACCTCCAGGCTGTTGACGTCCACTGGGCCAATCACCCCGTTCGAGACGTTGTTGGTGAAGGTCTCGATATAGAGATCCCCTTCCAGGTGCAGTGTTTCGCTCATGACCGTTCTCCCTTGAATTTCACTGTCGTCTTGAAGGCAAGGGGCAGATAGACCACCCCACCCTTGTAACTCGGCTTGACCGGTGCGCTTTCACGCCGAAAGGTACTGTCACCGCAGGTCCGACCGGCCACTGCCTGCAACATGCGCCCCAGCCACACCCCGGCACTGGCCTCCTTGGGGGTGGCTCTATGCACCAACACCAGCAGCCAAACCTGATCGAACGCGCTTTGCCGCCCGCTTTGGCTGGTCTCGCTCTCTCGTTCTCCCTGGTAAATCACATGGATGGCCGGGGTGTGCTGCCCCAGGTTGGCCACCGCCTCCAGATCGGTGGCCACAAACACCTCCTTGAGCCCCTGCCCTTTCAAGGGCAGCAACAGCTCGCGCAGCCGCTCCCCCGCCGCCAGGTAGTCGAGTTCAGGCGTGGGCCCGTTCATAGGAAGCCCCCACTGCCACGGCCAAAGACCCGACCATCGGACTGCAGCTGGGCCAGGTTCTGGCTCTCCACCTGCTCGCCGTCAGCCGCCAGCCCCAGCGCCAGCTCCCCCTTGCCCACCGACTTGAGGAAGGCCAGAGCCGCCTCATTGCGCTTGGCAATCTGCTCCGGCGCCTGCTCGCCATAGAGGCGGTGACGGGCAATGTCGGCGCAGATGGGCACCAGGGCGCTCGGGACATGAGCCAGCGGCAACGGGTAGCGCCCCGCCAGGTAGCCGTCGATCAGGGCGCCGGCGTCCTGCAGGGCGATGGTGATGGCCGCACTGTCCAGCTCACCGGCCGGGGTCATGGCCAGGCGCAACAGCTCCGCCTCGCCAAAGCGGGTCACCATATCGCTGACACTGGCGTACATATCAGGCGCCCTCGACTACGGTGTCGGCAGGCGGCTCAGTGGTGGCGCCAGCCTCGTCCTTGACCGGGTATTGCACCTCGGTCGCCGCAATGGCAGCCACCAGCTCGGCCTTCTTCATGCCGGCGGCGCCCGGGATCGCCATCTCCACGGCCAGGACGCGCAGCTCATCGACCTTCATCTCGGCCAACGGGGTGACCTTGCCAGCCAGGGTGGCGACGCCCGCCAGATAGCCCGAGCCGGTCAGGCCGCCCACTGCTGCGTCCAGATCCCGGTCCGTCTGCGGTGCATCAGCCGGCGCAGGGGAGACGCCTTCAAGCAGCAGGCGAGTGACCACCAGGCGCGGATCGGCCTCCAGGGCCTCGCACTGCACAGACGACACATCCAGCTCAGACTTGCCAGGTGCAATCGCCAGGCCCGCGCGAAAATAGACCTGACGAACCGTTGATGTGATGCCAACGCGAATAGCCTGTTCCATCTCGTGTTCCATCTCATGTTTCCCTCTGTCTCGTTCAATCCAGGATTCGGTTTAAACGGGGGTTAAACGCCCACACTGCGCTCGCTTAACCCCGCCGTTAAACAGCTCGGTGTCGCTTACAGGTAGTCAGCCACCACCAGCTCCAGCTTGCCCTTGAGCTCGTTGCTGGAGCTGCTTTCCAGCTCGCGCTCCAGCATCTGGGTCGCCAGCTTCTCAAGCGACGCTGGCACCACCAGCAGGGTCGCCTTCACCCCAAGCTTGCGACCGCCGTCCGCCTGGAACTCCCGCATCCGGCTGAAGGCATCCCACAGGTTGTCAGGGGTCAGGGCCCGCTTGTTGGCGAACGCCAGTTGCCAGAAGCCGAAGCCGGCGGCATCGCGGCAATCGACCCCGTAGCGGAACTCCTTGCGGGTGAACACCGCCTCGTCGTCGATCTTGGTCATGGCGATGAGCTGCGGCGACTTGCGATCCTGGAAGATCACCGGCTTGAGGGCGCGGCTGGTATCGAGCAGGAACCATGGCTCGCCGGTATAGGTGCCATCCACCACCAGGTTGGCCACCAGCGCCGGGGTACCGGTGCCATCGGCCTTGGGATAGACCGGATGATCGGTATCGAAGAAATACTGGGCGTCGTAGCAGGGGGTCGTGAACCCGGCGCCGAGCAGGCCGAAGCAGAGCTCGTCGGGATGTACCCCGGCCGAGCGCCCCATCTCGGCGAACATGGGGGCATAGATGCCCAGCTCATCGTCTTCGATATCGTTGCGATCGACGGCCACGGTGGCTTCGAAGTCTTCGTTGACGATCTGGTAACCGTGCGCCTTCATCGACTCGATCACCCGGTCCCCGACCCACTTGCGCAAGCTCGGGAACTTGCCGAGCCAGCCATAGGTGTTGGACTTGGTGGTCGATTTGATCACGGTGGCGATCTTGGTGTACTGGCTCGGCGCCTCGCTCTTGGCGTCTTCAAAGTTCTTCTTGAAGCCGGTGAAGAGGGACTGCAGCAGCGCAGGGGTAATCATGGCCATGGTCTATTCCTTCTCTGGTTAAACGGAACTGCCTTCGCGTGAAGCGGGGCTTGCTCAGGCCTTGGCCTTGGCAAAGTCCTCGTGGCTGATGCCGAGCTGGTCGGCGGCGTACTTGTCCTCGGCCGAGAGCACGGCATCGCCCTTCTTCTCCGGCAGGATGACGGCGGCGGTCTGGCTCGCCGTGAGCGCGGCGATGGCCGGGCGCGGCTCCAGCAGCGCCTTGAGGGCGGCCACCCCCTTCTGGGCGGCGTAGGCGGTCAGGTACTCCTCTTCGGCCGCCACCACCTTGCCTGCGGTGCGGGCCTCCTTGATGAGGGTCGCGGCGTCGGTGGTGTCCACCTGTGCGGTCAATGCCGCCACCTGGGTGACCAGGGCGTTATAGGTCGCCACCGGCACGAATTGCGCCAGGTCAACCTGGCCGCCCGGCTGCGCTTTGAGCGCAGCCAACGAGGCCTTTTCAGCCGAGAGCGCAGCCTCCAGCTCCGGCGCCTTCTTGGCGCTGGCCTGCAGGCTGTCGAGCTCGGTGAGCGCCTTCTGCAGTTGCTCGTCGGTCAGGTCACCGGTCAGCTCGATGCCGAGCTTGGCCAGCAGCTTTTTCAGCAGTTCATTCATGGAGTTCTCCTTGGTGAGGGTGGCCGGCTGGCCGGGTTGAATCAGTTGGGCACTCAAGGCCGCCAACGCCTGCATGCCTACCACCCCGGGATCGTTGGTGATGGCGGTCATGCGCAGCTCCAGGGGGCGGCCCTGGGCGTCATAGGGGAAGACGGCAGAGAGGAAGCGATACTCTTTGGCAGCGACCAGGGCGGCGGCCCGCTCGGTCCAGCGGGGTTTGATAAAGAGCCCCTCCCCCTCGCGCCACTCGATTTCATCGCCGTTGTACCAACCGGCGGCCGGGGCTTCCTTGCCCGTCTTTTCGACATTGAGGGTCTGGTGGTCGTAGTCGATGAGGATGTCTTGGCCGAGTGCCTTGGCCCGGTTGATCAGGGTGGTGGCGATGCTCTTGTCGAGCTGCCAGTGGCCACCAGGCACATCGAAGGGGCGACCATCCCTGGCCTTGAACGGGCCGACCGGCAGCAGTTGATACCAACCGTCATCCTGCTGGGTAAGCTGCGCATCGAGCACGGCCAGCCCCTGGGTGGTGGGTCTGGCATTCAAGATGGCCACGGCAATCGCAGATGGGGGCATCACTCTCACTCCGGCTGGTCACAGCAAAAATCACTGGTGCCAGTGTCAGGGAGGAGAGCGAGGGGTGGGGTTTATGGCTGATTACTGTACTATCTATCGATATTCGTGTTACCGATACACAAACACTACTTATAAAGGATTTGTCCGATGGATGTGATCTGCTACCTGTCTAATCTTCCCCTTAGTGGAATTTCAGTCACAGATAAGCCTGACGGTAGTTGGGTAAGAAATAACATACCATTATCAGCCTTCGGCTATAGCATGCTAATTACACAAGATATGGATGTACTCAAACCTAAGCAAAGCGAACTACACGGTCAGTTCATCCAAACATCACAGGTCTTAATCAGAGATGTAAAATCGAGTAGTGATATGGAAGAAAAGATGAGCATGCTGACTGAAATGCTATCTTTTGCTACCAATTCGCAAGTCGGCTTTATTGGTTGGAAGCACATAAAGGGAGAGAGCGAGGATGGTTGCTTTGGTCGCAGATGGACCATTAGTGGCTGTTACTCCGCAGTCAACTCACCATTTTGCTTGGTTAGGTCTACCGGAGTGGTCCATTTCATCGAGTCTTGTTGGCAAGCGTATAGCAAACTACGTCGCCCTAGAAAACTGAACGTGGCTATTGACCTGTATACCATTCCTGATGCGAAACAACTCCCACTAGAGCTCAAGCTGGCCACAACTTTTATTCTATTAGAGAATCAGAAGGCATCTTATGCTGCAGAAAATTATGTGTTCAAAGATGGATGGTATCGTGATCAACAAGGGCGCCAACAAAAATTCAACCCCTTAGTGAAAGGAATGTTCCAACAGGTGGGCATGCCTCTATCAGATACATGGTCAACACTGAGAAACGATATTATCCACAGCGGCCTTTGTGAATTATCGCCTGAAGACATGCACAAACAGTACTCACTGTGTCGTGATGCAATCACAGAATACCTCCTCAGGCTATTGGGATATCAAGGCGAGTTCTTCCTGTATTCTGGCCGTGGCGACACATCGAAGATCATTACCACACCAACTCCTGAATCTATTCAGTGCTGCTGAGTGGTGTTTAACGGTGTTTAAACATGGTTTGGTCGTGCTTACAGCGGCCAGACCATACCATCGCACCGGCCCTCCCCCTGTAAACGCCCCAGAGGCTTAGTGCGCGTCCGCCGTAAGATAGCCTTCCAGCGTCTCCAGCACGCTCTGCTGGTCTGCTTCCGACAACCCCAGATAGGGGCGCTCGGGCAGATTGATCTCGGGGCGACCGAACTGGTGGGCGGCGCCGTATTCAAGCGGGGTGCCGAAGTAGAGGGCCTGGGGATCGGCCTGATAGTTGAGGGTGTCGCGCAGATCGTCGTTGAGGCGCGGTACTTGTCCGAGAGGGGGGCCCAGGGTTCCCCTTCCGGGGTCTCCTGCGCATCCCAGCGATCCCGGTGGGAGAGCGCCAGCCCCTCGCCGATATCCGCCAGGGGCTCGCTTAAGTCGCCGGTGCGCTGATAGAGCCGGGCCAGCAGCTCATGGGCATCGGCCACCCCGTGGTGGCTGATGGCGATAAAGCTGCCCGCCATCAGACCTCATCCTCGAAGGTGGTCATAAAGTGCAGGGCCTCCTCATCGGCCGCAGCCATGGCGGCGGCCCAGAGATCCCCCAGCAGGTCGGCCTCTTCACCTTCAGCTTGTTCGCACAAGGCATCCAGCGCCTTGGCCTGTGCCAGGGTAAAGGGGCCATCTTCTGCCAACAGGGCGCTGGCTTGCTCCAACAGGGTCATCCTCTCTCTCCTTTGCGGCTGGCGGCCGTGGCTTGGGCCAGCATGGCCTCCACCCGTTTGGCCAGTTCGGGGAAGTGCGCCACCATGGCATCCCTCGCCAAGACCCAGGCGGCAAACGCCTCGGCAGCGGCTTCCATCCTGGTCTTGCCGGCATACTCCGTCAACAGTCCCACGCTCGTCAGGTCAGGCTCCCCGGCCCAGAAGTGAACCTGGTGGCCCAGCTCGTGCAACCAGGTAGAGAGCCGCTGGGCTGATTCCCCCTGCTTGCCGCCAACGTTAGCTGACACACTCCAGTGACGGCGCAAGGTCTCGCCACTGGTACCCCTTGGCAGCCACTGACGGGGCCCGGTGTTGGCATGGGCATCGGTCACCACCTCGGACGCCGCCGCTTGCACCGCCTGCATATCCACTGCTTTGAGTGTATCACCCGCCTTCACTTTGATAACCAGATGGCCCCAGCTTTTGGCCGTGAAGCCATTGGTCGCGCTGGCTCGACGCGTGTGATAAAGGAAGCGTACCAGGTAAGGGTCTGTTCCCAGGTACTCGGCAATGGCCGGTGCGACCTTGAGCCCCGCAGCCCCCTTGCCCATCTCGGTCTGCTTGATAAACAGGGTCTTGATTGGGTGCGCCTTGAGGAAGGCCGCCAAGGACTCGCGCTGGGGTGCGGGTAGCTGGGCCAGCAGATCGCTGACCCCCTGCGCCGTTACCCCCTTGGCCGTCGAAAACGCGCTCTCTACCAACCGCTGCGGCAAGCGCTCGGCCAACGCGGGCTTGGCCGTCTCCCGCTTGGCCACGGCCTCGGTCAGGGCGGTCGGGGTCTGCGGCCGGTAGTCAAAACCGGGGTCGATGCCACGGGGGATCCTGTGTATCTCCCCGGTCGCCTTGTCCACCCACTCGTAATTGCCGTCATCCGGTGCCTCGCCCACCGTCAACCCCCGGCGCTTGAGATCCGCCTCTGAGAGCAGGAACTTCTTGCACTTGCAGCCGTAGCCGTTGCTGGGGCTGTGGGTATCCCACCAGGCATGGTCCACCGGCAGCACCAGGTTGTTCCACTTGAGATGCAACTCCCTGGGGTGCTCCGAATCGCCGTGACGATAGAGGGCATAGGGACGCTTGTGCTTGATACGCTCAATCTGGTCATCACGCCCGGCGTTGTAGCTCTGACGCAGGTTGGTCTCGAAGATGACGCGAGAGCGCCAGGAGGCTGGGCCGGAGTGCTCCCAACCGTGGCGGGCCACTACTTCCTTGAACGCCTTCTGGAACGCACCGAGGGATTGCCCCTCGCTGATTGCCTTGTCCACCGCCCCGCGCAGGTCCGCCAGCAGGTCTGCCTTGGTCGCCCCCGCCACCATAAAGGCGCGGTTATGGGCATCCCGCCACACATCGGCCCAGCGTTCGCTCGGCATGTCGAGCTTCTGGCGGAAGAAGGCGATCGCCTCCTCGAACGGCAGGCTGCCGTAACGAACGGGCATCAGTTACCCTCCTCCATCTCCAGCATGCCGAGCAGTTCACTGGCGGCGATGGCCTGGGCCAGCAGGGCACCCAGCTCGTCATGGCTGAGGTTGGGCTCCAGCGCCAGCAAGCCATCCCGGATCTCCTCCAGGGTGGTGGCCTGCATCACCAGTGCCTGGACGGCATCGGTCATACCGGCGAGCAAGGGAGCCACCTCGGCCTGCAGGCGGGCCAGCTGGGCGTCGTTGTTATCGCCCTGGGCAGGGCTCTTTGCCGCCAGCGCCGCCAATCCCCGTGCCGACAGGGCCACCTCCCCCGCCCCTGCCTGCTTATCGACGATGACCAGTACCTCTTCCCCTTCCTTGGGTGCCGGGATCTGCAGCTTGTCCCGCACCCACTGCGCCGGGATCTGCATCCCCATCCCCACCAGGGCCCGCAGCGGATAAGCCAGATCGCGCATGTCCTCCGGTTCGGTCACGTCGAACTCCAGGCGCGGGCAGCGGCGCGGCCCCTGGAAGCTCTTGCCATTCAGGGCAAACAGCGGATAGACCAGATCCCGGGTCAGGGTCGCGGCCAGCTGGCGAAGGTCCGCATCCCGCACCTCCTGGCGCACCTCGTTATGCACGTTGCCGAGCGCATGGGTCGAGCTCTTGCCGTCTGCCTGGCTGGTCAAGGTGCCGCCCAGGATGGCTTTGCTCATGGAGCGTTCGCACCAGTCCATCATCACCACAAAGGGATCGGCCTGGCCGCTGGCCGCATTCTGGAACTCGATCTCCATCCCCCGGGGGATGATACCGCCCGCGTTGTGGCCGATGGAAAGCACCGCCTGCAGCAAGGTAGATTTCTCCTTCTCGGTGGCCCCTTCCGGGTATTTGCCCAGACGCACCGGCAGGCCGTAGATTTCCAGAAACTCGGCCAAGTCGCGCACGCTGTAGTTCTTGAACAGGAAGGGCCAGACCAGGGTGCGGATAAGGCCGGTGCGGGCCAGATAGCCGGATTTCGACTTGGCCTTATGCATGATCCAGCCGAACGGATTGAGGGCGGCCCCCTCCTTGCTGCCGTCCCGCAGCCGCAACTGGTTCCAGTCATCCGGGTGGGTCTGGAACCAGGCGGGATCCCGCCAGACGATGCCCTTGGGGAGCTGCAGCCCCTCCACCATCTCCCAACCGCTGAACTCCTGGGCACTGAACCCCTTGAGCACCGCATCGGTGGCGTCAAAGATGGCGTCATCCAACCAGGTGAAGTCCTCCAGCAGCTCGCGGATCATCTCGCAGTCGCGCTGCTCGACGGGGGTCGCATTGCGGGGCGGCTCGATGGTCCAGCTCACCCCGAGCAGGGACCGGCGCCGCTTGCCGAGCTCGCTCTGCAGGTGGGCATCCTTCTCCTCCATGTCTTCGGCCAGCTCGCACTGGGCGATGAGGCTGCCCTCCTCCGCCTCTTTGAGCGCTGCCGCTGCCTTGCCCGGAGTGAGCCCCACCGTGGGATGCTCGCTGTAGTGGCGACGCAGTTGGGCCAGCTTGGCGTCGTTTTCGGTCTGTGGCTCCTTCTGCAGGCGCAGCGAGTTGCCATGAATGTCGATGAGTCCGGTCATTACCAACCCCCTCTCTCATATCGGTGATAGTCGTCGTTGCGCTCTGAATCGTGTTTACCAGGTAAGGGGGTGAACTCGATGGCGCCCCCCTCCATCCAACTGGCCCGCACCGCCATGGCCAAGGCCACGGCAAAGTCGCCGTGGCGCTGCTGGCCGCCCTGGCCGGTGTTCTTGCCCTTGTCGATCTTGGGAATACCGTTGATGACCTGGATCTTGCCGAGGTCGTCCTGCACGTCCGCATGGCGCGGGATCACCAGGTTGTCGTCCTCGAACTCGGCCTTGAGCTTGGGCATCCACTCCCGGTACCAGGGGTCATTGAGCATCACGCACTCGATCATGCTGGCGCCCCAGCGCAGCCGGGCAGCTTCTGCCAGATAGCCGCCGTTACCGGTGGCATCGAAGGCGGCCGCCGTGAAGCGGTGTAGCCCCTGCAGCAGGTAGAACAGGATCTGGCGCTGGGTCTCATAGGGAGCGTTGACCAGCTCCACCACGAAGGGCACGGTCTTGCGCAGGCTGGTCGCGATGGAGAGCGGGACGAACACCGAGAGATCCCCCTTGCGGGCGAAGTCCTCCCCCAGTACATGGCGGCAATTGCGATCGAGCGCTTCCAGGCAGGGCTTGAGGTTCTCCTCACACCAGATCTCCGCCACCGCCTTGCGGGTCTCCTCGCTCTGCAGCTCGAAGTCCGCAGGGGAAGTGAAGCGCAGGATGGGGATATCCGGCTGCATGGCCCGCTCGATCAGGGTGCGCTTGATGTAGACGCCGCTGCTCTGTTTGGGCACGCAGAAATACTCCTCAAGGGCATCCTCTTCGGTGGCGGTAGCCTTGAGCAGCCCGGCCTTCCAGCTCTCCTCGGCCTCCGGTGTCCAGGGCGTGCCCTTGACCTGGCAGATGCGACGATAGAGCCCCTGACGGCAGGCGTCGTCCAGGCTGATGGTGTGAATGGAATAGTCTTTACGACCCGCCCGGCTGTCATTTATCAGCTGGTTGAACAGGTTATCGACGCCGTTGTGGGTGCTGATCAGCCGCACCTTGGCGCCCCACATGGTCAGCGCCATGGCAGCCTTGAGCACCTCGGCCAACCGGTCGTGGAAGGCGGCCTCGTCGATAGTCACATTGCCCTGCATCCCCCGCAGGTTGGAGGGGTTGCTGGAGAGCGCCTGCACCTTGAAGCCAGAGGCGAAATAGACCACGAAGGTGAGGATCGCTTTGTCCTCGTCGTCGGTGAACACCTCCTCCTGGATCTCACCGGCCGCCTTGTTGTACGCCTTGGCCCACATGGCCACTGCGTCGATAAACTCGCGGGCCATCTCCTTGTTGCTGCCCACATAGAAGTGATGGCAGCCGCCGGCCACCTTGGCTTTGGAAGCCGTCAGGGCCGCGTCGGCCGCCTCCGCCCAGGTGATACCGGTGCGGCGGCTCTTCTCGGCGATCTTGAGCGGGCTCTCGTCGGCAATCCAGATGCGCTGGTAGGGCAGCAGCACCTCGTCGGGGTTGTATTCGGTACCAAGGATCAGGGCCAACTGCTGGGCGATAGGGGTCTGAGCAATGGTGGTCATCAGGCAATCCCCAGGATTTCGCGACGAATGGCGGCGGCGGCTTCACCGCTCAGACCCGCCTGGGTGACGATGGCCTCGGTCTTGGCTGCCACCTCCTCGGCAAAGGCCTGGCGGATCTCCTTCTCCCGCTTGTGGCTCTGCATGGCGGTGGATTCGAGGCGCTGAGCTGCCAGCATGGCGTTCTTCAGCATGTCGATATCCACCGCCTCCTCCGGGTTCTGGACCTGGGCCAGCATCGCCTTGAACAACTGGGAGCGGCCGAGTTCCAGAATGAGCTTGGTGGTTTCCCCCATCGGCTTGTCACCGAGCTGGGAGGTCAGTGCCGCCGTGGTCTCCCGCAAATCCCGCAGGTGCTGGCCCACCTGCTCCACCTGGCTGGCGTGACGGCTGAGCCCTGAGCGGGAGAGCTTGAGATCGTCGGGTAACCCCGCCTCCTCAATGAGGCCGTTGATCTCGTCCAGGATGGCGGCCTGGCTGTTGGCCCGATCCCGCAGCATGGCGTTGAGGGCATCGCGGATAGCTTCGGGCAGCAGCCAGATCTTGTTGGGGCGGCCCCGGGTCGGTTTCTCGGCCATGGTCAATCCTCCGCCCTGGGCTTCTTGACGCCGGGCACGCTGGATCGCCCTTCGGCCACATCCTGACCCCGACCGGTGAGGTGGGCCACCTGCACCTGAGCGAGGCGCTCGATGCGCACCAGCCCCTGCTCTTCCAACCAGGCCAGCAGGGTCTTGACCTTGTCCCGGGACACCCGGCCGGTGCCTAGCTGATCGAGGCAATCGTTCAAGATCGACTCGTTGGCCGCTCCGCCGATATCGAGCAGAGAACGCAGGATCACCAGGCGTTGCTGGGCGTCCAATATCCCTTGAATGCTCATGTTCTCTCCTTAAGTTCATTTTCCAGCAGCAGGTCGGCAAGACGGCGGGCCTGGCGCAGTTCAGGCGCCAGCGCCCGCAGCTCGCCGCGAAGCTCGCTGATCTCCAGCTGCAGAGTGTGCAGTTCCTTCTCGGTCGGCAGATCCGAGAGTTGCTGCTCGACCCTGGCCACCCTGGCGGCCAGGCCAGTGACATCCTCCCGCTTGGCGTAGGTCTTGGAGAGCAGGATGATGACCACCAGCCCCACCAGACTGGCCAGGGCGTACAGGGGGCCCCAGTTCTTAACGATGAAATCCCACACGGATTGCCTCCTTGCGCTCGAATAGGGTCTGGCACTCGATGCAGCGCGGCGCATCGGGTTCGGCATGCAGCCGTGCAATAGGGATGGGCTCATCACAATCGCAACAGATGCCATCGCCACGGGGTTTGGGCCTTGCCCGGTGGGCGTCAATAAGGCGCCCGGTCCGCTCGGCATCGAGCTGCTGGGCGCGGTCTATGGGGTCGCTCAAGGATGTCTCCTGCCCTGCTTGATGGCTTATTTGATGACGTGGGTCGCCTTGAGGCGCCCCCAGATGGCCAGCAGGCCGCCGATGGCACTGGCCAGATCCACGATGGTGGTGGCCAGGCTGGCTTGGGTACCGGCATCGACCGGTACGCCGAACAGGCCAGCGATACCGGCCCCCACGGCAATCACACCGCCGATCACGGCGCGGCTTTTGAGCGCAGGCTTTGCTTGGGGTAACAGGGAATCAGGCATGACGGGCTTCCTTCTGTAGAGGTGGGGTATGACGGGCACGGGCCCGCAGGCGATCCAGCTCGCCCACTGACCGCCAGCCCTGGGCAAACAGGGACTGTCTGGTGGGGTGATGGCTGTAGAGCGGGATCGTCTCCAGGTCCGTGGGGGCGGGTTCGGCCAGATAGGCTTTCAGATGGGCGCGGCGCCCTTCCTTGAAGCAGGCGAGGTAACGGGGATTCTTGAGTTCGGGGATGCCGAAATAGCCAGCGGCCTGGATCCCTTGCAACGCCTGACGACGCTTGTTGATGAGGCTGGGTTTGCTCATGCCGCCCCCTCCCCGAACCGGGTAGAGAGCAGGTAGCTCTGCAGGCGCAGCAGGCGGTTAACCCAACCATGGGCATTGGCCCACTGGCTCGGGTCTTTGTGCACGATGCCGAGCATGAAGCCAGCACGGATCTCAAGCAGCGTAAGCAACAGGGCACGGCCACCGTCTCGGCCTGTCTTGGCGGCCAACACACGCAGGGTATGGGAGCCCAGTAGCCCATCAGCCAAGACGCCAAGGGCCTGCTGCAACTGGCGTACCGAGCGGCTAGGGCCGTGATGCACGGCGCCGTCGAACAGGGCGATGGCAATCAGCGGGCAGACACTATCGACCCGATCACAGCGGGCTGGCAGCCAGTAGTTCGCGCGGTAAAACAACTCGGCATGGGCAGGGGTCGCATCGCCGACGGCAATGTCCGGCTGGCCATTCCGATCGAGATCGAGCATGCCGTCTTTCTTGCCGTCGGCGGCATCGGCCATGCCGAACTTGGTGTGGCCGCCCCGGTCGGCCGGGTGGTTCACCTCGCCCCCTTCCACATCGGGACGGAGCAACCAGGCAAGCGCTATGGGATAGGTGTCAGGCAACATAAAAGGCCCCTCGATTAACTGCGTTATCGCAGCGTACCGAGGGGCCCTATGGGCGGGGGTTTATGGTAGGTTAGTGGCAATTCAGATCTTTATTTGTTTTCTTCATACACGATAAAACTCGTTAACCACCTTACTTTCAGGGGGATACAGAGTGTGGTAGCGTAGTTCACATACCCATGTAACTTTCTCAAGGGATACTATCGTGGATTGGAACGTATTTTTTAGTACCATCAGCCAGACATCCGGTGCCATTGTCGGTATTTTTTCTGCATTTCTAATTACCAAGATCGTATCCAACCAAACTGATTTTGCAAAATTGAAGAATGAAGCCATCCATAATCTAATAGATTCAAGGACACTTGAGGCAGAACTTAGTATACGTGATTTCGTTTGGTACAATGATGCAGTGAGAGATATAGAGCTTCGACGAATTGAGAAAGACTTTATAGATTCTCTTGATGAAAACCTTTGGGAGGGAGATTTGATTATGGCGCCAAAGGAGTACATTCTAAAATATGATTTTTCTATTTTCGAACACCCCAATGAATTATTATCTGCAGTTCGCACCAAAATATCTGAGCTGAGGTCAAAGTTAGAACAAAGAAAAGAACGTGACGATAACCCTAGCCCTTTCCATTCTTTCGCTGCGCACATGATGGAAGGCGGGCTCTATCACGACATCCTTAATCAACCTCCATATGCACTGATAGAAAATGAAAAAAAACAAATCGAACAATTAATAATAAAAACTGAACGTCAAGCAAGAAGAAATACTGTATTAGAAATCGAGTTGCGCCAGGGTATAGACTCAATCAATCTAGTCACAAATTCAATTGTCGCGGTTCTTATTCTTTTTTTCTCTGGTGTAATCTATCCATTAAGCTTTTTACCTTGGGATGAAGGTCGAGAGATTCACCTTTCCATTTCAGCATTTTTTGATATTTTATTCTCTCTACAGGGTTTCATGTTGAGCCTAATATCAATAACTTTCTCTGGACTCATGTTGGTATTTTTAATCATCAATAGCAGACTAAAACACAGTTCAGAATTACGTTCGGATGTAGCACACTACTGCGACATATCAAACTACTCCCCATTCCTATCTAACTACATGAAGAATAAGGGAAAGCCATATAAAAACTGATTTCACTTAAGTTGCAATTATATTTCAAGCGTTTGCATATATAAAAACCCCTACTCACGGGGTTTTTATATTTAAGTGATCACCACGCTATTGTCACCCAAACAGGTCTGGCTGATGGCGCCGCCGTGTCAGCTCCCGCTGCTCTGCCACCACCGCATAGGTCTGGGGCACCGACAGACCGTGCTTGCGGGCCAGCTGGTCGATATTACGGCCGTTGAACTCATCCCAGATGGCTCTGTCACGCAAGGCTGCCTTAAGGTGCTCTCCGGTCGGTATGTAGTAGGCCCGCCCACCCATGTAGTGAGCCTGCACCAATGCCAGCTTGCGGGCCTGGGCCAAGGCCTTATCCGCCGCCATCCCACTGCGCCCCAATTCGCAGGCCAACACATCAACCAGCTCGGCCAGTGCCTTGGGCCATTTGGCAGTCAGCTCGGCCGCCGGGATCTGATCCAGCCGGTCAACCAACTGCCCCAGGGACTCGTGGTCCTCGGCGAACAGGTCCAGATTCTCTTGGCTGCTATCCATGTTGCACCTCCGCCTGCATCTGCTCAAAGGTCGCCATAACGGCCTGATAGCCCGCCACCCGCCCGGTTTTCTCATTGATGGGGACAGTTTTCTTGGCCGCCTGCAACGCCTTGACCATCTCCCGCTTATGCCAGTTTTTGAGGGACTCCAACACCGGATAGGCCAGCGCCTCGCTGAGCCAGGCCACTTCGGACACACCAACCCCATTGTTGATCCGCACCGTCTGACGCTCCACATAGTGATTGAGCGCCGTTTCGCTGCCATCACGCAGCAGGCCGTGTTTAGCCATGGTGATCCAGATAGCCCGGATCACCCCTATCTCAGCCGCCCGAACTTGGGTGCCGCTGACCGGGCTTAAACGCTTCTGCTTGCCTCCTTTTACGCCACGTTTAACAGTCGGTTTAAACCCTGCCCCCTTCATGACCAGCAACACTTTGTCCAACTCCTGGAGCGTCAGCTCTGCCGCCGAGCGCTTGCCACTCTGCTGGGCCAGTAACTCTCGATAGGTTTCTTCATCCAGCCCCAGGGAGCGGCGGCCCACCTGTACCAACCGGAACAAGCGGGTACGTTCATTGTTTGCTGTCATGATTTTTCCCCACTTTTGCCACCCAGATTTGACCGGCAGGCACATCATTTCCATTGCGCCACTCAGGGCAATGACTATCGAGCCACTGCTCGGCACCTTGCTGGTTCAAGGGGCCAAACTTCATCACATAGGCCAGCAGGGCCTGCCAATTAGACGCCGCCATGGCTGACCTCTGCTGCTCTGGTCTGCTGCAGTTCCGCTACCAGTTGCCAGCGCATCTGGCTGGCCTCCCCTGCCAGGGCGAATAACCCTTGCGCACGGGCCTCTCTATCAAACTGCTTGAGCTGTCTGCACACAGCCCGTTTATCAGGGGTCGCCTGTGCAATGGCGGCCGCGCTGAATATCTTGGTAAGCCGAATATCCATCTCTGTTTTGGTCATCGCCGTGCTCCTTGTTCGAGGCGGTGAAGACCTGGGCCCAGGTCGGCTGCTCATCAGTGCCTGGCCACCACGCCAGGCAGACGGGGGAAAGCCCCCCGTTTCGCTTACTTGACCAGGCGCTTTCGTGCCTTGCTCACAATGGTGGCCAGCATGGCCATCCTGGACTTCTGATTGATGGCCTGACCGTACTGATTGATGAAATCAACGGCCAGTTGCGCATCGTCCAGAGCCTGCTGCGGATTGCTCATCAGCAGGCACTCCAGGGAGCTTTTCGCATCGGCCACGCTGGTGTTCAGAAGTGCTTTCACGTTATACATCCGTCCTCCGGCTGCTCATCAGCGCCCGGCCACCACGCCGGGCAGACAGGGCGGCGCGGCCGCCCTGTTTCGCACCGTCACTGCTCGAACTGCAGCGGCATCAGATCCTGGTACTCCTCTTCGCTCAGCGGCGCCGGGCCCAACCCCAGCACCCATAACAACGCGGCCTTGATACCATCCTCATAGGTGTCATCGGGATAGCAGGTGCCTTCGGTCTCGCTGATCTGTTCACAGAGCTGCAGCTGCTCTTCGGCTTGTTCTATGTTGATATCCATTGCGCACGCCTCCCTTACAACTTCGCCAGATCCAGGCTCATCTGGATGTAACGCCCCTGGGCGTCCCGCTCGTAGAGCCGCAGATATTGGCTGGTACCGGTCACCTGGATGGCGTCGGCGATCGCCTGCATGGCCAGCTCCCAGTCGGCGTCGTCGATGTTGAGCTGACGCAGGGAGAGCACCTGGTTGACGTCGATATGACCGGCCTTTGAAACCCGAAAGGCGTGGTCCACCAGGGCGCGGATTTCGGGGCTGGCGCCATCACTCCAGCGGGCGATGCACTGGTCGATCAGTACCTTGGCAGCCTGGATCCGTTCATCAAATTTGCGGTGCTCCCCCACAGCCCGGATCAGCTTGTAGCGACCGTCGAAACTGAGCAGGGTCACATTGCCCTTGGTACCGCCCCAGGCCACCCCGTACCGCTCGGCCGAGAGGTCCACAAAATCGGCAATCTGCTGCATGGCGCCGATCTTGAAAGCCGCCAGGCGTGAGCGCTCTTCCTTGGCAGCCGCGATGATGGCCATCACCACCTCATCGCGCAGCTTGTCGGCCGGGGCGATCAGGTTCTCCGGTACCCAGTGACCCTGTGCGTTCTGCCGCATCGGGGTCGTGTCTTTGGTCTGTGCTTCTTGCATAAGGCTCTCCTTGATTTATCCCGTTGTTGTTCGGTGGTCGCTCACTGGCGCCAGTGCAGCAGGCAACCGCCAAAGCGCACGATGGCGACATCTCGCACCACACCCGCGAGGCACTCTCGCCCCCACACTGCTCGCTTGGTCATCGCCTCGGGCAGCGGGCCGGTCACCGCCAACAAGGGGGTGTGGCATACACGGCTGGTGCTCACCTTGCACCCTTTCGCCGTCAGCCAGACCCGCAACTGCTCGGCTGTCTTCTGCAGATTTCTGTTCATCCCGTTCTCCTTGTGATATCCATCACTGGGCCCACCGCACACCCCGAGCCCGCTGGTTTACTGGCCGTGCTTCTCAACCTTTTCGAGCAGCCGGTTGTATTTGATGCCCAGGATCTTGAGCTCTTCGGCCAGCAGCTCAGCCAAGATGCGCAAGCTGCTGCTGGCGTTCTCGCCATCGCTTTTCGCTTGGCGACGCAACCTGGAGAGGGTGGCCTCAGCGTCATAGCGGGCGCCCTTCTCCGAGCCTCTGCCAACCTGTTCGACGGCCAGGCGCATCGGCCGACGCAGTTGCTGATCCTCACTGAGCTGGCTATGGGGGCAGCCGCTGTGGCACGCCTTCCAGAGCTTGATGTCCATCGGTCTGGTCCCGACCTCATCCGCCCGTCGGCGCTGATGGGCCAGACACTGATGCACCGGGATCTCCCCCAGAATGGGGCAGGTCACCTTGTGGCCCATCAGGTTGCCCTCCACCAGCTTCTGCACCCGTGCCAGATCCCCCGGGTACTTCTGGTTACAGACCTGGCTGATGGTGGTGCGGGACAGACCGAGCTTGTCGGCCACCACGGCCAACGAACTGGCCGCCACCTCGGCTTGCAGAACCTCAAGCCACGTGTCCATGCTTTTCCTCCTCAACCAGGAACGGATAGAGCCGCTGCTGGTTTTGATCCCAGCAGCCATTGTCACGGCAGATTGGTGCATGACGGCCTGTATCTCTAACCAGTTGGTACCGGCCTGTTAATCCTCCACGCGCCGGTACCGGTAAAAACTTGTCGACCTTGAACAGGACTTTCACGTACCCCGTCCTGACCAAACGGTCAGTGAAATGCCAGGCCTGGCGCTGCCCAACGCCAGCCGTCAGCATTAAATCCGCCAGAGTAAATCGCCCACTGATCTTCATGGTGTTCCACATCTTCTGTTGATTGGTCTTGCGCTTGCTGCGGCATCTTGGCCGTGTTCTCCCACTCCCCTTTCCCACTGGCGGAACCTTATTCAGGCAAGCGACTTTGAACCAAGCGGGCTTGGTCTCAACGCCGCCCGGATGTTTAATCAAGTACCCTGCTGTCAGCCAATCATTCACAACTTTGTAAATGTGGGGCGCAGACATACCGGTCACTGCGATGACATCTTTGATGACAAACGCCTCTTGCTTGCACATCCATTGCCAGGCGCGTGACGTCATGGGTTCACTGTTTTTATCCACCCTGGTATCCCTCCCGTGCTTTGTTGTTATTCGCTGGGCTACCGGCTGCGGCGCACGTCATGCAGCAGTTCGCTGGCGTCCACGTCCTCCAGCCGGATAATCCGGGCATCAGAGGCCATGGCCATCTTCTCGATCTTGTCCAGGGCCGAGACGATGGTGCGCACCACCCCGTTCGATCGTTTGCGGATAAGGTCCAGCAGGGCGTCGTCGATCTCCACGTCCACCTCCAGCATTTCGTTGGCGATGAGGGAGACGTCTTCGAGGTCGGCGGGTTTGAACTCGATCCACTGAGAGATGCGGTTGAACAGTTGCTTGCGCTGACTGATGCGGCGGGCAATCTCCTCCATCCCCACCAGGATCAGCGGCTGTTCGGTGGCGTCGTAGATATCGCGCAGTGTCTCCATGATGCGCGCATTGCCGACCACGTAGTCCGCCTCGTCCACGAAGATGGCCAGCTCCTCGGCCCGCACCGCTTCGACGATACCGTCGACCTGGGCTCGCAGGTTGTGGCGCTGGGGAATGCCGATCTCCTTGGCGATCTGCTCCAGCAGGCTGGTCACGGTGTCGGCCTTGTAGCAGCGCACGTAGATACCGTTCACCTCGTCCTGGTTGAACAGCCACTCCACGGCCGTGGTCTTGCCAAAACCGGAGGGCCCGTGGATCAAACCAATGCCTGGCACGATGCTGGAGCGGTTAAGCAGGTTGTCGAGCAGCTGCTCGGTCTTGATCATGTTTTTGACTTCGACGATCTTGTGTCTCATAGTCTTCTTGTCCTTATGAGGCTGTTGTACAGGGCCGCTCGTTAACCTTTTGCCTGGGTGTTGCGAGTGGCCCTGATGCTTTCCAGATGGCGGTGGATCCGTTTCGCCATCAACTTGTGGCTGTAGAGGTACCTGGTCAGCCACTCCTTCTCCCGCTCGGTCAGTGGGGCATCCAACTCCTTCTCGGCCAGATACATGGCCTGTTCGTACTCGGTCTTGAGCGCCCTGGATTCCTGCCCGGCAGTCGCCTGGGCACGGGCTGCTTTCTCCTCGCGGCGGGCTTCTATCGCAGCCAGCTCTGCTGCGCTGAATTGGGCCGGTTCAGTGGATGCAGCAATGCCTGAGAGCGCCGCCAATGCCGGGTTATCGAGCCCGAGATCACTGCGTTGGAACTGGGCAACATCACGCGCTTGGTCAACGAAGTGGCGCACCACATCCTGATGCAATTCGTTGATGCCGAAGGTCTTGGCGAGGCTGCGCATCTCGCGGCGAAAACTCACCAGCGCCTTGGCATCGGCACGCTTGGCGGCGCGGAAGGCATCCGGGCTCACCCCGTTCCCCAGCAGGTCGAGGTTCACGGCCTCGATCCGCTCGTTCCAGTCGCCAGTGCGATACAAGATGGCCCGGCCCACATCGCTCGGATCGAGGAACACGCTGACCCGCTGGCTCTTCCAACTGTTCTCCAGTAACTCCGGGGCGCTGTACTTGAGGCCGCCGGCCTTGATGAAGCCCTTGGAAACCGTGGCCTCACCGATATGGTTGAGCAGCAGATCCAGCGCCGACTCATCAACGATCGCGCGGCGCTGATAGCGGGCGCTTTGGTACTTCTCGTTGGGGGTCACCCCGAGTGAGCTGTGTTTGCGGTTGTGATAACGGGCATCGAGCCAGTCATCGAGAAGGGTCTGTAACTGGCCGGCTGTCATGGCAAGTTCGTAGATCTCTTTTTCCGCATCCGGCTTGCGCTTCTCCTCCAGCCGCTGGGCAAAGCTCTTGCGAGCCTCGATCACTTGGCGATCGGCCACACAGTGCCCAATATAGGCGGGCAGCAACTCGATCAGACCGTGGGAAAGAGTGCGGAAGAAGCGCTCGATATGGGGCTTCTCCCATCCCGAATAGGCGTTGGATCGGCTGACGTTCATGCCGAGCAGGGTGCAGATAGACATGACCCGCTGGCTCACGTAATCGGAGCCGTTGTCGGTACGCATCACACCGTTGTCGTTGAGGGTGCCCCAGGTCAGCAGGGTCTTGCGCAGCAGCAGGCAGATCCCCTCGCTCGAAGAGGTCTTGGCCACCAGCAACCGCACCCGACGGGTGAACACATCGATCACTGCGATAATGCTGTGGCGGCCTTCCACCAACATGGCATCGACCGGGGTACTGTCGAACTCCCAGACGTCGTTGGGCTGGCCCATCCAGGGGTACATCTCTTCAATGGCAGTGCGGTACTTGTTGTTGTAAGCGTCGGGGTTGGTGGCATAGGTAAAGGCCACCTTGTTGTCGCTCAGCCACTTGACCAGCCAGCGGCGTAAGGAAGACTGGCTGGGGATCTGCCAGCCAAGCTGATTCATCTCGCTGTACTGGGTCGCCAGCTCATGCAGCGCCCCCCACTTGTTGGCCAGATGCGGTTTGGCGGTGATCAATGCGGTGAGGAATCGGGCCAGATCCGGGCTGTGTTCGACGCTGGATGGCCGCTCCCGCTGGTAATTACCTGCCAGCGCTGCCGGACCGGCATCCGCCAGGGTGCCCTGCCAGCGCCGCAAGGTGATCAGGCTGAACGGCTTTTGCTGCTCATAGACGCTCACAGGTAGTGACAGGCTGCGGGTGCGGTATGCCTCGATAAAAGCGCGACGCCCCACCTCCCCTTGCTGGCAGGCTTGATAAGGTGCCAAGAAGAGATCGGCGGCCTGCAGGATCAACAACCGGGCATCTACCTTCTTGCGGGCGGCGGCACCCAGGGTCAGCAATTTGCGCCCCGCATCCGGCTTCACTGGCACCTCGCTGGCAAGCAGCTTGGCCATCGCCTTGCCGCCGGCAGCATGATCGGTCACCGCCTGACCTTGCTCAGCCACAGCGCGTTCGGCCAGATAACGACGGGTCTCTGTAGGCAAAGAGCTGATGTGGTATTCGGTGCCCTTGCCTTTCTCACGCTTGCGGCTTTGCCACTCTTCACGCTCTGCCTTCTTGCGCACACCGTCGGGATAGGCTGGCATACCAACCAATCCAGCCAGCAATTGGGCGGTGAACCAGGAGCTCAT